ATATTAATGGCATAACCTACTTTAAACACGTACACCAATTACAAAACATTTACCACGCTTTAACAGGAGAAGAACTAACAATTAAGAAAAACTAATCATTAAATGCTAAAGGAGTTAAGTAATGGCATACGATAAAGAAAAAATATACAAAGAAGCTGTAAAAGCGATAGAGGAACATAACTTATTCTTTATCGAAGACATAGTATCTATGATAACTTGTAGTAAGCCTACTTTTTACGATTTCTTTAAGGTTGATTCTAACGAACTTAACGCCTTAAAAGATATGTTGGACGCTAATAAAATAGCTATGAAGGTTAAGTTAAGAACCAAACTAGCCAATGGAGACAAGGCAGCCGAGATACTGGCACTTTACAAACTAATTGCAACCGATAGCGAAAGACGCGCTTTATCTATGCAGCATATCGACCACACTACAAAAGGCGAAAAGATGAATATTATATCTTTAGGCTCAGGATCAAATCCAGATGAAACTACTACCTAAACAAGAACACGCGGTATATTATTTAAAAGATGATGTTACAAAAGAACTTATTTACGGTGGTGCTGCTGGAGGTGGTAAAAGTGCGCTAGGCGTTCTATGGCTTATAGAGGGTTGCCAAACATACCCGGGGAGTCGTTGGATGATGGGTAGAGCAAAACTAAAAACCCTTAAAGAGACTACTTTAAATACTTTCTTTGAACTCGCTACTGAATTAGGTATAACAAGCCAATTTACCTACAATTCACAATCACAAATAATTTATTGGAATAATGGTAGTGAGATAATCTTAAAGGATTTATTCTTATACCCTAGTGATCCTAACTTCGATGCTTTAGGGTCGTTGGAAATTACAGGGGCTTTTATAGACGAATGTAACCAGATAACATTTAAGGCTTGGCAGATTGTAAAGTCTCGTATTAGATACAAGCTAACGAAATTCGACTTAATACCTAAGATACTAGGTACTTGTAACCCTGCAAAGAATTGGACTTATAAGCAATTTTATCACCCTTCTAAAGCTAATACAATACCAGATTACAGGAAGTTTATCTCAGCACTTCCTAAAGATAACCCATACTTACACCCTTCTTATTTAGAATCTCTATTGCAACTAGACAAGAACTCAAAGGAACGTTTGTATTATGGTAATTGGGAATATGACGATGACCCGTCCACTATTATGGATATGGATGCTATAACAGACTATTTTAATCCTATACACATAGAGAAAGGAGGGACTAAATATCTTACTATTGATGTAGCGCGACTAGGAAAAGATAACTCAGTTTTTAGAGTTTGGGAGGGTTGGTTATGTACTCATAGGTATGAATTAGGGCGAGTTAAACTTACCGAGGTGGTCGCTAAGGCAAAATACATACAAAGTAAACACAATGTATCAAACAGTAACACCGTAGCCGATGAAGATGGAGTAGGGGGCGGTGTAGTTGATTTCTTAGGGTGTAAAGGCTTTGTAAATAATTCAACTCCTTTAAAGCAAATGATAGGTAACGAAATGACCGTACCTAACTATACCAACCTAAAAAGTCAATGTAGTATAGAGACAGGAAAACTAATACAAGCCCGAAAGGCTGGCGAATATTGCAAAGACTCAGATGTTAAGGATAGAACGTCTGAAGAAATGGAGCAAGTAAAAATCAAAGACATCGATAAAGATGGTAAATTAGCTATAATACCAAAGGAAAAAGTAAAAGAGAAGATAGGGCGTTCACCTGATGATTGGGATAGTATTATGATGCGTTATTACTTTGATGTTGCACCTAAGGTATTCTTTTTCTAAAGTATAGATTTAATTTATTACTTTTACATAAACAATAGATAAAACAAATGTTTGATAGAATAAGAGTGAGATTGGCTTCTGCATTGCAGCCAAAAGGAACTAATTTATTTAACGATGCGTTCCTGTCTATGTTGGGAGGTGGTGTTACTAAATACGATGCAAACAGTAAAACATACATAGAGAGTGGTTATAACATTAACTCCGATGTTTACGCGGTTATCAATCAAATAGCGCGTAAATGCTCAGATATACCCTACTCAATAAAAACGGTAAAGGATCAAAAGTCATTACAAAGTTACCGACTACTAAAGAGCAGCACTTCATTTAAGCACTTAGTAAAGAAAGTATCTTTAGAGATTAAGGCATTCGAGGAAAAGGAAATTAAGATGCCTTTAGAGTTTCCCAACAGTGAGCAAAGCTGGTCTGAGTTTATCGCTTTGTCTACGGTAATGATGAAAGCAACAGGAAATTGTTTTTGGTACACCTTAGCACCAACCGAGAGAGAAGGCGCACCACCTTTGGCAATTTACGTACTACCATCTCAAATGATATACATAGTATTGAAGGATAAGCCTAGCTTTTTAGGCATTGAATCTCCTATATCTCACTACAAGCTGATTGAGGGTAACCAATACATAGACTTTCCAGAGGATCAAATAATTCACATTAAGAACCCAAACCCTAACTTTGACATGGAGGGGTCGCACCTTTACGGGTTAAGCGATTTAAGGGCTGCACTAAAAAATATACAATCGAGTAATGAAGCGGTAAACAATAATATTAAGACTATGAAAAATGGTGGGGCGTTCGGCTTCATTCATTCTAAGGGTCAAAATGTTATGTCAGAACCACAAGCGAAAGCGATTAAGGAGCGACTATCTGAAATGGATAGCAGTCCAGAGCGACTGTCTAAAATTGCTGGGGTTTCTGCTGAGTTGGGCTTCACTAGAATATCACTCACAACGGACGAACTTAAACCTTTTGACTATTTGGCGTTCGATCAAAAAGCGATATGTAATGTACTTGGATGGTCTACTAAGCTATTGAATAGTACTGAGGGTAGTTCAGGTCTTAACAATGGTATGATGGAGGAAGAGCGAAAGCGTGTTATTACAGATACGGTAATGCCTTTACTTAACCAATTTGAACAAGCGATAACCAATAAGCTACTTCCGAGATTTAAAGGATATGAGGGAACGGTTATAGAGTTTGACCCTTCCGAGTTGCCAGAAATGCAGGGCGATATGGAGAAGTTATCTAAATGGGCTAATGAAGGTGTGGACCGCGGAGTATTAAACCGTGACGAATGGAGGTCAATAATGAATTTTAATGAGATTGGATCTCCTGAAATGCAAATTTACACCGTTGCAATGAATGTAATGAGCCTAGAAGAAGCTTTAATCCCTTTAGAGAATGATTTAACCGTAACAGATGAATCTTGAATCGTACAGAAAACAATGGCTGAGATACCATAGGAGATATGAGCGAACTTCATATTTTATACTTCGGAGGGCTTTTATTAAAACAGTTCAAAGTATTGATTTGTCAGATGCTACACAAGAGAACTACGAGCGACTAATTAAGCAAGGCGTTATATCTTCAAATGCAATAGAGATGGCTTACATAGACCTTTATAACACTATTGGACTATTGCACGGCAAAAGAGTACTTAAAGATATTGAGAGACAGGAGAAGTCTTTATTTACGGACAACTTCCAAAGGGAGGTAGCAAAGTTTCTGACTAATTTCGGAGGGCAAAGAATAGTAACGGTGAGTAAATCTCTCGCTGATTGGCTTATTTCAGAGATAGCCAAAGGACAGCAAGAAGGGGTAAGCATAAGCCAGACAGTTACAAACATACTAAAGAAACGTTCTTTTTACCGTTGGCAGTTGTTACGCATTGCTCGAACAGAGTCAACCGCCGCTTCAAATTACGCGTCAGATGCTGCGAGTAGTTCGACAGGTATAGTATTACAAAAGGTTTGGGTATCGGCACAAGATCCGCGTACAAGGATAGTTCCTGAAGATGCTTTCGATCACTTTCACATGAATAACAAAAGGGTAGACGATGGACAACCTTTTCAAGTGCCAACTAAAAGAGGTGGTATTGAATTTATGAGATTCCCGGGAGACCCTAACGGAAGTGCCGGTGATGTTATTAACTGCCGTTGTGCTATGGTTAAAGTGCCAAAAAGAGACAGCAACGGTAATATAGTTAGGAAGTTTTAGTATTCATACCTAGCTTATTACAAAGATTTAATATAGGTCTGATAGAATAAATATTATTCCCTTCAAATTTAAACTTATCTATAACGATACGTTTATTATTTTGCGTGGTTATAAATACAGCCGTGGTTTTGTTTTGAATAAAATCATCACCCATTTTGCTAACATGAACGCTAACATCTTCAGGATAAACCCAAAACCCGTTAATTTTAACAAAATCAATCATGTGATCTACATTGGCGATGCAGTAATAATTTGATTCGCATTTTATAGACCCATTATTAAGCTCTTCTAAATTCCTTTTTATTATTTCGTCTAGTCGTTTCATAAATCAAATATAAGGACAAATAATAATTTTTATCTAAGTATAGATAAATTTGATTACCTTAGCACAAACTATTAGTTTTATCTATTATGGATTTTAAACAAATATCTTACGATTTAAAAGACCTTGACGAAAAACAAGGTATTGTAAAGGCTTATGCCAACGCATATGATTTTAAAGATAGTGATGGAGATATATCTTCAAAGGGTTCGTTTACCAAAACAGCACAAGAAAACTTTAAGCGTATTCGAGTATTAAAGGATCATATACCTACGGTTTCATTAGGTGTACCTTTAGAATTAGATACGACTGATCCTTACGGGCTTCTAACAACTACTAAGTTCAATCTAAAGAAAGAAGTATCTCGCGATATGTTCACAGATATTCAACTAATGAAGGATAACGGGCTTAACGCTGAGTTGTCTATCGGTTATGGTATTGTAAGCAGAGA